TCATGATATAGCATGCAAGCAAAAGTTCCATCTACTTCATTTAGATCTTCATTTAATGCTTGATCAAATAACCATTCCGTATCCCAATCACCTTCAAATTTTCCTTCTTTAATAATACCATTATGCCACAAAAATGATTTATCTTTTTTAGCTGGATGGATAAATCTACCTGTTGCCAAATCAGTATTATTAACTTCTTTTGATGTTGGAGCTTGTTGATGCACTACACAATAATCCCAATTTCCATCTAATAAATCTAAATCTAAAGGCCCGTAAGATTTTGTTTGAGATTTAAGGTCTAGACCATCATCGGTATACAAAAACTGAGAAACTGAATGTGATTCTTCCCCGCGGTATCTATTTAGGCCAACTAATTTAAGTAAAAGCTTTTTATCTTTACTTGCTGAAATACTACACATGCCAGTCTATCTCCTTTTGATATTTAATTGGATCCGGTTCTCCAATATTCATAAATGCTTTAATACGTTCACTACATGAAGGACATGTCCCACAACTTTTTCCTTCTACATCTGGATCGTAGCAAGTTAAAGTATGTTGTAATAAATTGTATGTTCTTAATTCTTTACAAATTTTAAGTTCTTCTGTCTTGCTCAATAAAGAAAACGGAGCGATAATTTTTGTTTTAAATGTTCTATTTAAAACGGTAATCTCATTAAGTGCATCAACAAAAGCTTGACTAGTATCCCAATAACCATATTCATCATGAACTTGAAGACCGCAAAAAATATATTCCGCCTTTACCACTTCTGCAAAAGCACAAGCATTGCTCAATAACATCATATTCCTAAATGGAACATATGTTACGGGTTGAGGATCTCCTAATACTTCTTTAATGTCAGGCATATCAATATCAGTACCAGATATATTTGCACTAATAGGTTGAACCAATTCTCCAAAATAACCAATATCTAATTGTTTATGGGCCACACCTAATTCTTGACATAAGTCTCTTGCTTTTCCACATTCAGCTACTTGTTTTTGTCCGTAATTAAATGTTAAAGCAAATACTTTTTCTGGTCCATAATGACGAGCCAACATCATTGTAACAATAGAACTATCCATGCCGCCTGATAATATAACGGCGACGTTATTTTCAATCTTTGGAAGTTTATTTCTAGCCTCACGTAAATTCATATTAACCTTCTTCAACATTCTTGATTAATCTTTCAAGATACCATTTTGATTTTTTCAAATCTTCTAATTGCTTTTCTTTATTTTCATAACCCTTTTCCGTTTTCTTACCAGCTCGTAATACATACTTAACAATATTACCACGATGAAAATTTAAATCAAACGCTTCTATAACATCAATTGCTTCTAAGTTAGTATTACTTTGATAATGGTCGGGATCTATTTTATTAGCCATGCGCTCCTAATTATAACTCATATTTGTAATAATTCAAATTCTTTGGATATTTTCTTTCGCGAAATTTAGCAGAACGTCTTTCGGCGTTAAAACCAATTCCTGTAACAATTTCTCTGAAGGTATCAACATTATAATATAAAAGATCTAAATTAATATCTTCTTCTTTCATATCATAAACGGAATCAAATGTTGATTTCGGTTTTTGTGTCAATCCATGAATACCTGCATAAGGGGTACCATCTAATGCTGACATCACTGGATTAGAAGTATCTATACTATGAATCCAGTCATATTTCCTATAATGCGCAAACTCTCTTGCCTGCCAGGTTCCCAATAAATGATGTCTGTATTCTTTCCTGATACATTCTCTATCCATTTTCTCAAGTAATTTAATTCTTTCATTTGCTTGAAGAGTTGGATCTTTGTCTTGCCAAGAATAAACAAAAGGAATGCCAATAATTGGCCAAAGCTGTCCTCCTCCAGCTTTTTCTTCACCATATTCAATAAATGCATTATAACATTCAATCATTTCATCTGGTGTAGATCCTTGAACAACCGGCATAGCATGGGTAGAAGTAATGGGATAATCATTAGCAAATTCAAGAGACCTTTCCAATGTTCTTTTTTTATCTCCAAGAACATCTGGTAAGACAACATAGTTTGGTTCTAATCTTTCATACCAATCATAAAGAATATCATTATCTAATGATTCTCCTAATTCAAAACAACTATTATCAAGATAAGTAAATTCTCCGCAACCTGCAAATTCACAAACCATCTCTGCATAATCTTTATCTTCTAGAATTTTGTGAAGCAATACAAATTGATAATCGCTAATAAAATCTTGATGTTCATCTATTAAACATCTGGGAATTTCATGTGAAATATATGTCATGTTAACTCATTAAAGATCTACACCCAGCTAAAAATTCTCTACGACATTCGCCGTTTTCGAATTGACCCGATGCTGAAAATGTAGCTGTTGAAGATCGAAGATCTTGTATGCCACGGGATTTGACACAAAAATGTAAACCATCAATTTGAACAGCAACATCTTCTGTTTCCGCAACAAGCGCAATCGTCGCGCGTATTTGTTCTGTTAGTCTTTCTTGAACTTGTGGTCTTTTAGAAAAGAATTGAACTATTCGATTTAATTTTGAAAGCCCCAAAACTACATCATTGGGAATATATGCTACAGACGCTACCCCATCAATAACAATAAAATGATGTTCACAATATGATTGAACATTAATATTTCTTTCAAGAACAAAAGAACCCCTATAATTCATTGAATTTTTAATTTTTGTACATTTTGGAAATCTGTCATAATCCATACCCCAAAAAACCTCATTAACATACATCTGAGCAACTCTTTTTGGTGTATCACATAATGAATCATCTTCAAGATCTAATCCTAGATTATCCATAATTTTTTCAAAATATCCTTGAATATTTTTAATAGATTTTTCAGAATTAAAATTTTCTCGCTTCATCGGAGTTTCTAATCCTAAAGAAATTAAATGCTCATTCACTTTTCGACCCAACTCTGGATCGCATTTTCTACGTACTTCCATTTTCTCCTTTATTTAATTTATTGTTATATTATATAATATTATAAGTACAATGTCAAGAACTTTTCAACAATTGTTTATTTTTTTGGGGGGGTATTATGATAGGAATGTTTTTATTATTTTTTGCACTCGTCGAATGATATAATGTTACCGCGGGCATCAAGTTTAATTTTTTTAATACCAAATCGGGTTTCCATACTTTTCTTTTTTCGATCATCAGAGGCTATATGATCAAGGTCTTTCCAATAGTGATTCATCTGTGTGACTTTTTGTTTTGAAGTCATCAAACGTTCTAAAAAATTTTTAAAAGTTTTCATCAATCATGCTCCATATATTTAACGCCGTCTCGTTCTTCGAGGAGTGTTCTATTTTTCATATGTTCTGCTTCGAGTTCTTCTTTACTACCACCATAATAACCTACTGCGTAACCCGCTTCGCACATCCATTTGTTTAAATTGGTCCAACCTGAAAACTCGTGACCATCTTCGGTACAGTTGATCCAGAGTTCTCCGAGAATTCTTCCGAATTTACCTCTACTGTCTTTTTCTGGGCATCGACATTGAACTTCAATATCATTTCTGTCCGACATAATTGCCCAATGTAACCATGACTTAAGGGCGGCCGAGGAGAGTTTTCCATAAAACTTTTCTGCCAAATCACGAGTTCTTGATTCTGGCGTATCGATTCCCAACAAACGGATTCGTCCACAATACCTAACATCGAACCCCAAATCAATAACTGCATCAACAGTATCTCCATCTACAACTTTCTCTATTGCTGTTATGTGGTAAATAAATTCACACGGTTCTTCATTTTTATATTCTGCCATAATTTTCCTTTTCAAATTGTGTGGCTGACCGTGCTTCTGTTCCCAAGTGACGGCCACAACTCGGCTATAGTCTACGCAGCGAGTGCGTAAGAGTATGCAGTATAATCGTCATTGTTTGCGATTAGTTTGATGGACCGTTACGGTGGTACCTCTACCGAATACCTCTTTATCTTACTTCACAATCAATCGAAATCTATTTCAGCCCCATCAACGAAAGTCATATCCAATAAAAAGCGTGGCATAAGTAATACCTAATGCGAGCAATATAATTATTGAGAGCCACATTAATTTCTTTTCCATAACTTCCTTTGGTGGAGCTGATCGGAATCGCACCGATGTCTTAACTGCTATCTAGATATGTCAACGATATCATCTATATTTATTAACCCATGGAACTCTCGTAGAAATATCTCTTTTTTCAGATATTCCAGTTGACTGGCCCTTATTAAAAAGAACTATGGGATAATCCAATTCTTCGTAATTAGAAAAATGTGCTGAATAATAAAATT